GGCTATGGCATAGCCGGTTAAGGTGAAGGCCCCTGTCCCAGAGTTTAGTTTCGGCATGAGGGGCGCCGCGATGCCCGTGACAGCGTAAGATGACGCCGACACCAGGAACGTAGAGCGGAATGCCGCAGCATTTCCGGTGACTAGATATGCATTCGTCACCGCCGCCAGTTTCGCTGTAAACAGCGCGGCAACACCGGCAACAGAGAAGGATGACGTAGATGCGGGAGTGGTGACCGAGAAGGCCACAGCGTTCCCGGTCTCGCTGTACGAAGTCGGGTCAAGCAACTGTGTGTAAAACGTCAGTTCGCCAAGCCACGCGTTTCCGCCAGTCCCTGAAGGGCTGGCAATCCGCCAATATCTATGCGTACCGACAGGATCGAATGTTTTAACGGTGACCTGGCTGAGGCCGGCTATAACCTGGATCGTTGTGGCGGTCGTGAACCCCGCAGTAAGGCTGGTATCGCTATAATCAATGTTGAAATTGACAGTGGTGCCCCAGGCATTGACCGGAGCCGTTATGACCCGGCAGCGTTCAATCTGGTAAGCAGCCCCAAGGTCATAAGCAGCCTTGGTGCTGGCCGTCAGGCCGCTTGAATCGGCCGCAGCCGTGGAATCGTTACCATCGTAGAGGTTTGCTTCCGCAGCGCCCGTCGTAAAGGTGAACGTGGTATTGACGGCAGAAGGCGTCCTCGCCACAAAGCTCATGTGATCGTGAGAATGCCGTTGGTCTGATCAAGATCAACAACGAAGGTGTTTCCGTTCGTCAGCGTGAGCGCAGTTCCGTAATCCCACCAGCCAATAAGAGGCTTGGTTGACGATGTGAAATTGTACAACACCGCATACTGGAATGGGCCAATCGATCCGCCCGAAGCCGTCCAAGACGGGTCCGTGCCGCCGATAAATTTGAATGTGCCCGATGTCTGCGACCCCGTGATGGTACCAACCGAGACGCCGCCTGCGGTGTATCCGTTGGCGGTCGAGAGGTCCGCGGGCGTGTTATAGACCGTGTTTCCCGCGACAGGAGCCGTGTTGGTCAGGTAGACTTTATAGACCTGAGCCGTGCCGGTTTTCATGTCGTGAAGCGCGTTCGCAATATCGAGCACGAAGCAATTGAATTTGTTAAAGGTAGCCATTACGGCGTAACTCCTGAGGGGCGCATAGCCATCGGCCCAGCGTTAAAGGTTGAAGTGAGACCGAGCCTACTCAGGCCATCCAGCGCAGTCGAAAAGCCAAGCGCCCAGGTTTGAATGCGACCATCTTCCTTGATATATGGAGCGGATTCCAGCAACGCGCCGTAGAGATAGAGGTCTGGCGCAATGGTCAGCAGCCAGTTCGTCGAGTTGCTGGCGAGCGCCGGGATATTGGAGCGGTAGACCATTTCGATGGTATAGATGGCGTCAGGGGTGGGCGCCAATTCGATTTCAGATCCGAAGATCGTGAAGAACTGAGGCTGGCCCACGGCATTGCCGATTGACGAGCGATATTCGTCAAGCTGCGTTCCAGACTTGAAGTCCAGATGAGGCTTGCCACTAACACTCGAAAGCCTGATCCTGCGCATGGACTGAAAGTCTGCGGGCAGCGCGATGAACTCGGGCTCACCTGCGCCAGGATCAGTCAGGGCAGTTGCTCGCGCCTCCATCTGCCGAACGTAGAGCTCGCGGTTAAGCTTGGCTTCTGTGAGCTGGATGAACGTCGGAATCCGCGCGATCAAGGTCGTATCCTGATCGCGCGCAAGATACTCCGTAACCGCCGCCTGAAGCTCAGTATACGTTGTGATCATGACCCGAAGCCCATGAAGCCCTGAACCTGGGAACTATCGGTTCGGAGAAACCTCCAATCCGGGTCCTTGATCTTCGCCTCGATCAATTGATCAAATTCAGGCGTGAACAGCCGCAAATTGATGTTGCCGCGGTCCCACTCCTCGCGAAGCCATTTCTCAAGGAAGATATTGGGGACAGTCGCGATATGACGCCCCCAATCGCTCTGTTGCTTGACAGTCTGGAGGTACTTATTCAGGTCAACGATTTCCTCCACGTCCTGCACACGATTTATTGTCAGCTTTCGTTCAGACTGATCGAGGTGCAGTTCCGTAGAGAGAAGATCGCCCTCCATTAGATGGCCTCGGTGACGTAGAGAGTTCCGGCTGAACTCACCTGAACCGCCTTGACCGTCTGCCCCGGCGTAACCGTGAAGTATTCCGGGGAACTGGCGACGACATAGGCGCCGCTCGTGCTCGACGGAGTGCTTCCGTCCGTCGTCACGAAGGCGTCAGTCGTCACGAGAACGCGGACTTTGTAGGTCTGCGCCCCGATCGGGCCGTATGATCCAGCAGTGCCGGTATAGGCGGCATTGCCGGACGGGCCAATGCGCCCCGTGCCGATGTACTGCTGCGACATCGCTTAGGCCTGCTGCATCACGGCAAAGAAGGTGCCGGGGATCGTTGCACCAGACGCGCCGGCCGGGGTGAACGAAATCACGTCGTCCTCGTTGACCTGGGAGAGAACAAACGTCGAAGGAGCTCCAGAGAACAACTGACCCGCAGCAGCGCCCGAAACGGTGATGACGAACGTGCCGATAGTGGTACCATTGACCTTGACGGTAACGGTACAATCCGCCGTGGTGATCACGCCGCCGGTAATGCCGCCGAACTTGGTGATGACGCCACGAAACGGCACGCTCATGTAGGCGATGGCGGGAGTTCCGCCGATCGACGCCGAATGACAGTTCGATCGAACCTCATCCAGCGGATGGTTATTAGGAAGTGCCATTTAAGCCTCCAAAGAAAAGGCCGCCCCGTGAGGAGCGGCCATAGGGTTGATGATGAAGGCTTAGGAGCTGGTGTTGTCGAACACGCCGCCAGAAGCCTTCTCGTTGCGGGCTTCAAGCACATATTCCGACACCATCGCGAACTGGTCGGTATCCGAAACCTTCGCGAGCTCCTCGACGACCATGGCCGAACCCGGCAGATGACCAACCGCCCACTTCGCGGTTTCCAGGATCAGAACGTCACGGGCGCGCTGGTTACGCGACGGGACGACCTTCAGCTTGCCGAAGTCCGACTCGTAGGCGTCAACCGCCGCCACGATCTTCTTCGACTTGGCCTCTTCCATCGGGGTCGAGCGACCGGTGAAGGACGAGAACGCCTGCTTGTTGAAGGCGCCGGTCATGATCATGTTCGGCTTGCCGCCCTGGGTCCAGATCGCCGACAGAACGGTCTTCAAGCGGTTCTCGGTGAACGCAGCCAGCGTGCCCGTACCATCGGTACGGGTGCCGGTACCGTCCGCAGCCGAGGGGTCAGCCGGCGAGGTACCGCCAGTCGCAGTGTTGGTCTTGATCCAGGACAGGACCGAGGCCGTCTTGCGTGCGGTCGTGGTGTTGCCGGCGTTCTTGGCCTGGTTGGTGCCGCACAGGATCGCGTCGATATCGATCTTGAGCGCCTGGCCCTTGAGCATCTTCTGCCAGCCGAGTTCGTCCGCGCGTCCCGCCGGATTGACGGCGCGCTGGGTGCGCGACACACCGCCAGCCTTGCGGCTGATCTGGTGGATGTTGCCGAGACGAACAGTCGCGGTCAGCGCGTTCAGAGCGAAGGTATCGCCTTCGAGCTGGGCGTTCGAGGTATCAACCGCGTCGAGCGCGACAGTCTGCCATTCGTGGTTCACGGCACTGGTGCTGATCTTCTCGACGGCCGAGAAAAACGGGGTTTCGGTCGGGGAGATCTTCCAGACCTCATCGGAGAGGTCTTCGCGATTGCCGATCGTGGGATAGGTGGTCTGGGAGTTAACGGGAATGGTCATCGTAGATCCTTATCGCGCACGGGACTTACGAGCCTGGTAGAGCGCATAGGCGTCTTCCATGCTGCCGGTGCTGTTGAGTTTTTGACGGGTTGCTTGGATAGCGTCTGCGCTGGCGGCACCTGGTGCACGTCCAACGCCGGGCTTCTGAACAGCCGGGACAGGTTTCGGGATTGCCTTTGCGGGCGCGGCCTTGATTTCGGAAAGCTTGATCCGGTCAAATAGCAGGCGTTGCAGTCGGCGGTCGTAGATGGAGACTTTCTCCTCTCCGCTCGCCAGCTTGTTCAATTCCTGATCGGAAAACCCGAGATCGCGCAGCGTTTCCGCCGCCTTCTGGGTGTATTCGGCCGCCTTCTCGGTGAACTCCGGAACCTCATCGGCGAAAGCCTTGCTTTCCTCCTGGACGTATTTCGCCCAGTTGGATTGCCTTTCGCGCGTCTGGCGCTCCTTCAGTTCGCCCTCTTCCTGCCTGACAATGGCAAGCTCTTTCTGCCTGAGATCCCACTGCTGATAGCGGAAGGGATCTTCGGCCTGCATCTTACGGAGGTCATCGAACGACTTGATGTCCGAGAACTCCGACTGAAGCGCAGATTCGAGAGCTTGTGACAGGGCCGGAAGTTTGGCCTCATACTGCTTTCTTACGTCTTCGGCCGCCTTGCGCTGATCGGCGGCTTCATTGAGGGCGCGTTTGATGGCCTTCTGGTCTTCACTGTCGCGGCTCGCAAGAAATTCCTGCGTGTCGCGGTCGAGTTTCGACCAGCGCTCGTGCGCGTCCTTACTCCAAGACTTCGGGGGCTCGATCGCCGGAACTTCCGGTTCGGTCCCTTGGTCTTCAGCGGTCGTCCCTTCCGGGGCCGCGTCGGCTTCCGCCGATTCCGTGCCGGCGGTCGCGTCGTCCGCGCTCGCTGCCGGCGAATTTCGTTTCTGATAGGCTTCAAAAGCCTGCTCTGCGGTATAGGACTCGCCGCTGTCGAGGTTCGGCGCCGAAACTACAGGCGCGGCTTCGCCCGCCGCCGGGGCAGCGCTGGTCTGGTCGGTCAAATGATGTTCCTTTAGAAGGAGATTCCGAAGCGCCTCTTGCGTTCGGCCGTCTCGCGCAGTTCTTTAATCTCGGCTTCCGCAATGCTTCCATTGGAAACCGTCTTGGCCAGGTGATCCCTGACCTTACCGACCACGTTGATGGCGAGGAAAAGCTTCTCCCGGCCGTTCACGTCGTCAATCGTTGTGCCTCTCCACGCGGCTGTGTAGGCATCCTCAAGGCTCTTGAATGCGTCCTTGAGCAATTCGTTATCGAGCAGGTCTCGGGCCTGCTGGGCACGGTTGACGGCGCGCTGAAGGGCGATTTCGTCGGTCATTTCCCGCCCTTCGGTTTGGCCTTCGCAGCCGCAGCGGTCGCTTCAAGCTTCTGCTCGTGGGCCTGCTGGCCCTGTGCAACCTTGAACACGCCCGCTTCCATCTGCTGACGGTGTGCCTCGGCCTTCATCGCCATATCTTGCTGCTTCAGTTCGCGGTCTAGTTGGAACGAGAGCAGAGCCAATTCCTTCTCGAACTCGAACTTTTGCTGCGCAAGCGCCATTTCGGCCTGCGTCTTGCGATCCTGGGTCGCGATGTCTGCCTGGGCCTGGACGCTCTCGATCTGGGCCTTTCGCTCATCCGCCTGCTTGGCGATCTCGGCGTTAGCCATGATCTCCTGGCCGCGCATCTGAAGCTCTTTTTCCTTCATCTGCGTGTCGGCCTGAACCTTGACTATGGCCGGATCAGGCGGGGGCGGCTGCGGCGGGTGCAATGGCTGCCCGGTAGCCGGGTCTTTCGCGCTCGGATCGTCAAAGAACTTATCGGGGTTCTTGTGCCCCATGATCTTGGTCAGTTCCGACGCCGTATTAAACAGCTTGTCGTCGCCAACCAGATGGGCCTTGCCGCCCATCAGCAATTCCTTTTGGAAGTTCGCCAACGCCATGGTCTGTGCGAACTGCTGAGCCTTGCCGCCGGTCCCGAGACCGACGTGAATGGTCATGTCCTCGCGGGTTTTCCACTGCCTGGGATCAACCTGCGCCCATGTACCGCGCAAACGCACGGTCTGGGCTTCCTGCCCATGCTTGCGGATCGTGGCGTGAAGCAGCGAGAAGATATCTCGCACACCTTCCGCCATCGCTCGAGCAATGAGCTTGACACGCAACTGAGACGCCGAGAACACCTGCGCAACTGCGGTTGCAGACTGGTTCTGCAACGCGTTGGCGTCGATGCCCTGCGATTGCTTGGACAGCCCTGTCCGGCTCTCCATCTCGGCATCGATGTATTGCAACATCGGATAGACGCTGCCAGTGATGTCAGGGACTACCTGCCAGTTGAGGCCGCCGGCCCTCTTGGTCCGTACAACGCCTCCAGGGCGACTGACCAATAGGTCGTCCAAAGTATTAGGACCAGCATTTTCTTCTGCTACCTCCACTCTTGGGTTGTTGTGCAGATACAGGTTATCCAGCGCGCCACGCTTGAGAGCGGTCTTCTCGCGCTGCGCCGGCATGACCAGATCGGCAATCGAACGGCCGAAGAACCGATGCGGAATCGGAACAGGGGTTGCCGACGCAAACGGCATCGCGTCGAACTCTTCAACGTCAGGCTCGCCGTCCTTGGTCAGGACCATCCCGGTTGAGCCTGTCGTGACCTTGTAGAGACAGGGCTTATTGTTGCCCTCGTAGTCCATCCAGATGTAGTGCTCGATGATCTCGACGGGACGGGCCGCGCGGTTGGCATCGTCGCCATTGGCCCACATCTCCTCATCGACGGTATCGCGGGAGAGTTGTTCCGTATTGTTCGAGAATGCGTAGGTCGGGAGCTCCCTCACCTGCTCGGGGTCATAGCCCTGAGCGATCAGCGAGCCCTCGGTGTGCGTCGGGATGCGATGGAAGCAATAAGTGCTATCCGGGATTGATCGCGCATTCCGGCTGATGCCAAACTCTTCGGGCGGGACAGAGACGACCTTGGCGCGGGCAACCTTGCGGGTGCGCAGGATCTTGACGTCGTGCGTGACAGGAGCCGACATGGGAATAGGTAGCGCTGCGGGCGCCGCTGGTACAGGCATTGAGCCGGGCTGCGGCATCATGGCGTCCATCAGTAGGCCGCCCCAGTAGGCTCTAATGCCTCTTCATCGCCCTGGTTCATCGTGTGCTCGATGATCTGGAGCTTACCATCGGATTGCAAAACATCATTCGCCAGCATCGCGAACTGGTCTTCAGACAGGCCGAGATAGGTTTCCTTCTCTTCCTTCTCGAATTCCTCCCAATATACCTTCACGAAGCCGTTCTTTTGCAAGAGGCCGTCCTTGATGAAGGAGTAGAGAACCGAGAACCCCGGATTTTGCTGCATGAAAACGTAATTGACGTAATCGCTTTCCTGCTGCGCCCCTTCTTCGTCTTCAGGGCCACCCGGCTCAAACCGCACAACCTCGTCCGAGCCGGCGAAGATGTCCATGAGCTGGGGCAACAAGCCCTCGATCGTGTCGGCAACGTCGGTCGAGACCGCCTTGGACCGGCCATCCTGCGCCGGCATATCCTTGGACATATCGCCAAGGTAATACAACATCGCGTCTTCACGCTCGGTTGATAGCTTAGCCGACTGCATGGCCGACATAGCGGCGGCCTGCTCGGAAGAGATCAGCGCCTTGAGCGTGTCGAGGGACATCTTAGCCATCAGGCATAGCCTTGGTTGGCGTAGCGCAGCGGCCGGTTGAAGTTCGCAGCCCTGCCCGGCTCCTCGTAGCAAACAGCCATCAGGCCGAGCGAGTCCGCAGCATGCGACGACCAATCATGATCAGGACCGAGACCAACATTCCGTGTTTCGTCTTTCCGTTCGTGATAGAACCCGATAGCCTGCCGGCCCGGTTCCGTTGTTGCTTCATTCCACCACATCTTGGGACCAAGCCGACGAACGGCCTCGATCCTCATGGATGCAGCGCCCTTACCCTGGTTCTTGACGGGCGGCTCAACCTTGAAGCCGGCATCCCTCAGATGGTCTTCGTAGCGCTTGCCGGTGACGTTATTCTCGTTCACGCCATCGTGCGGTAGATACAGGATTGCGTCCTGGTATCCATTCTTGCGCAGCCAGGCGACATGCGCGCCGAGCACCTGCCCGACCGCCTCGTAATAGTCGAGAATGCGTATTTCCTGCCCCACCCACTGGACAATCCAGATCGTGAAGGCGTCAGCGTTGGCACCAGAGCCGCCGATGTCGATGAACGCGCGAAGCGGCAACAGAGGATCGGCAGTAACTACCCCAATCCTGCCCTTGCGCTTGGCCTCAGAGAGCAGCGCAGCGTAATAGGCACCCTCGAAGGCCGCGGCATACCCACCTTCGTAAGTGTGGTCGTAGCGCTCCGGATAGCGCTCTAATTCGATCTGGCGCTCAGCTTCAAGTTCAGCCGTCCAGAACGGGTTGTCACGCCAATTGGCCTGAACAACTGTTGCGCCCTTTGGCAAGCCCTGCGGCCCGCGGAAGAAATCATCAACCGCATCACTCTTGCGCGTCGGGTTCCAGCTTGCCCAGATCTCCGAACCGGGCGAACGAATGGTGGGCCGAAGCAGCGACAGCGAGCGCGCTGATATCGACTGCGCCTCTTCCATCCAGGCCCGATGAAAACCCTCCAGCGACTTCACCGAGTCCGCCGAGTAGTCCTTCATGCCCTTGAAGATCACCACCCCGTCTTTGGGTAGCTCGATCCGATCGTTCCATGGCCTAAACCCGTCAGCCTCAGTCAGACCAAGGCGCCTGATCTTGTCCTCGATCAGCAGCTTGGAGGACTGCGTGAGATCCTTCTGGACCTCGCGGATGCAAACCATCCGAAGGCCCTCACCAAAATCACCCGGAGCCCTTAGCGCGTCCTCAACAGCGAGCTCGCCGAAGAAGTGCGACTTGCCAGAGCCTCGGCCGCCGTGTGCGCCCTTGTACCTGGCTGGGTGAAGTAGCGGCTCGAATACCTTAGCCGTCTTGATTTGAAGGTTGGACAATCACGCGCTCGATCTTGTGCAGCACCTTGACGGCCGGATCGTCCTCATCCCCGCCGACAATCGCCTGCGCCGGCTTGCCGTCCAACCGATCGCCAATCTCTCGAGCCGCTGCGGTTTCAACACCAGCGCGCTTCAGGAGCTCGCGAGCAATGAATCGAAGCGAGCCAGGATGAGCCGGCGTATCCTCGCCCTGTTCCGCGAGCGCCGCTTCCATCCTAATCGCATCACGGAAGGGCTTGTCCTTGTTCACAGCGCCGGGAGGTCTGCCGGCCATATTAAATTCCCTAGATGTTTGAAAACCTTAGGCCGGCATAGCCGCCGCGAGCTTGTCGCTTGCAGCCTTGATGCTCGCAGTAGCCGCCTCGATTGCAGCAGTATCAGCCGGGTTGCCGGTCTGGATGGCGATCACAGCCTTGTCCACATTGGCGCTCAGTTCGGCAACGGCGGCAGTCAGGGCATCGGTCGATGCAGACATTTGGCGGATTCCTCTGATTAGATTGTTGATGGATCGGATGATGCAGCGCAAGGTGCTAGATCTTGAACTTCCGCCACTCGTGCGGCGAGCCAGTGTACGGCCATTCGGGATGGGCGAGCGAGGAGAGCGGCCGACTAAGGCACGAGCCATCATCTCGCTTCACAAATTCGTCGCCGAACCTGCCTTGGGCAATTGCGTATTCCAGCGGATCATCGTTAACGCGCGCCCAGCGATACGGGGTGGCCGCCCCATACCCCCACTCTGGCGTCCAAACGACCTTGTTCGGATCAGGAAGCGGGTTCTTCTCCTCGAACTCGGCCTTCTGTTCCTGGCAATCGAGTTTGCGACGAATTGCTTTGAAGTCGAAGACGCCCATGGTCATGCGGAAAAATACTCTTGCCGTTTCTGCTCGGTGAAGTCACCGAATGCAACCGACCATTCCTTGCCAGCCTTGGTGCGGCGGTCAGGTTGGAGGTCCTTGCGGAACTTGCATTTGGCGAGGAGCGCGCCCAACTCGGCAGGCATCGGGTAAGTGCCAAAATCAGTCACCAGTACCTGGACGGCAGTCATGCGGGGTCGCTTTCAGCAGGCGCCTGATAGGACGGCCACACAGGCGGCATTTCGGACGGTGCGGTGTCCAGACCCATAACGGCCTTGGCAAGCCTCACATCGGCTGCCTCGCGCTCCTCGCGGCGCTTGTAGTCGCGAATGTTGACGATTTCTGCGCTCAACTGAAGATACCTCTAATAATCCAGCCGCCCGCAAGGCCAACTGCAACCATCAGCCAAGTCCAGGCCTGATCCGCGTAGCCGAAGACGGCCGGGATTGTGACCTGAAGAACGATCAAATGCATAGCCTGACTACGCTATTCGCCATCAAATCAAACTCACCGGGATAAGCTTGCCCTTGCTCTCGACAATCTTCGCCTGTCCATCGCGGATCATACGGGCGAGCAACTTGAGCTGTTCTTTGGTCATGCGGGTGGCTTTCGCTGATTTGGCCGATCTTTTGGCCGATGTTGGTTTCGCGCGGCTGCCCGGCAGGTAAGCGCTCTCGGCACGTAATCGGCCGTATGCAGGGGAGATGCAGCAGCTTGGTTTGCTCAAAGGCGCCGCGCGAACGAAGAAGCCCGCCACAGATTTCTCCGGGCGGGCTCACAAAACTTGCACAATGACGTTTGTACCTGATTTGCCGGTACGGTCAATTCGGGGAGACTACGGATTATTCTCCATTGCAAACCCGTAAATCTTCGCCAGACAATCCAAGCACTCCCGAAATCGTCGGCCGATAAACTTCCGCTCAGACTCGGTGTTCGTCCCGCCCGCTATCGAGATTTGCTCCATCGTCATGCCGTGGATTAGAACGTTGTGGACGAGCGTTGATCCCCTAAGCCCCAAGACACGGTAAATCTCACCAAGCCTCTGGGCGGCCTCCTGCTGGGCTTCTGTGATAGGTTCTGGCATCAGTCCGCCGTCAACAGCCTCCTTGCTCGGATCAATCGCCCGCGGCCCGCGCTCTGCCGCCTCGAAGTCGCGCTGAAAGGATCGCCCGCCCCAGAACTGCGCGTCATCGATGAACTGGCGCGCGTGGAGTCCGGCCAGAGGATCATTCCGGATCGACCGCATGACGATCAGCTTCGATCCCATCTCGAGCGGATCATCAACCTCGATCGGGGAAACCATCGCATTACGCAACAGGTCCGTTGACCTACGGTCGTGGGCCTTGTTCGGGTCGTAAGGCTGCCGGCGTTTAGCTCGCGCCATATGTCGCCTCCAACTCTGCAATGCGAGCGCTCAGAACCTTGTGAACCAAGGCCGTGCTGTTCGGAACCGCCATCTTCGCCATCACGTCGAGCCGGTGGTCCTCGACCGTGCGAGGGCTAATCGCCAGCACACGAGCGATTTCCTTATTGGATCTCCCCTGGCAGATCAGATCGCAGACCTGCTGCTGGCGGCGGGTCAGAGTGGTGTCGTCACGCTTTACCAGATTAGCCATGTGATGCCCCCGTGGGTTGGATACCGTGCTTCCTCAAAATTTCTGCCGGCGCGCGACATGCCGGCGATTCTGGATCGTTCCCGTAGCCCTTCGGCCAGCGCTTGATGGTCAGCCATTGCTTGCACGCGGCATCCCAATCGATTGCGACCGGCCCCTCAACCAGCGCCTTGCGAGGTGGCGCTTTCTTGGCGTGGGCGTCAGCTATCGGCTGGTCGAAATAGCTCAGCGAGCCAATGCTCGGCTTCCGGGCCAGTATCTGGGCGATGACGGCCAAGCAGACTTCCGGGTCGTAACCCTGAGACAGCCAGATCGTGCAGCGAGAGGTTTCCGGAAGGACCGTCGAGTTGCATTCGGCATAGACCCGGACGACTGCTTGGCAGAAATCCCCTACCCGCTTTTGAACATCGTCACGCGCATCTGTTCTGTTCTGCTCTGTCTCTGTTCTGTTCTGTACCGTCACTGTGACGTCACTTGTGACGGTGGATGTGACGTCACGCTTTTTGTCACGGTGACGTTTCATCCTCTCGGCCGAGCTGTCACTCTTGTATTGCCGTTCGCTCCAATTATGCGGAGAAAAGCCAAATTCCGTCTTATCGATCAGACCGGCTGAGACCAACTCCGCAATCCATCCAGCGACAAAAGCCGGCTTACAACGGAGCGTAATGGCAATCTCATCGGCTGGCGGGAGCTCGCCGTCATGCTTTGATGCGACGCAAAGCAGGGTCATCCAGGCACGGAAAGTCGCGT